TAATTGCCGCCCACGCTTCGTTCATATCTTGCCCTTTAGTTAACAAGCAAAAAAATACCGCCACAAGGCGGTAGTTTAGGCGACTGGCAGGCCGAGTTTATGCTTTTTCGCATTGCTTTCGGTTGGCTCATCGGACTCACTCCGAGGATGCTCCTCTGGCAAATTGGTTGTCTGACCTCTCAGCTTTTCGCGTATTAACCAAAACCCACCACGGTTCAGGCGAAGGCTGCTCACCCCCAGGGCGAGCCGGTAGCGTCTGGCACAGCCTCGCGCGCCACCTTCTGTACACTATCCAATCTTGGTTCATCCCCTGGTCAGACACTCAGATGTGGTGCTCTACAGCGGCATGCGGGGGAGTTCAAAAACTGGGTCAAAATGCACCTCCATTCCTTCTCTCTCGCGGGGATAGGTTTATTAAACATGCATTTGTAGATATATTCAACATCACAATATATGGATTATCACTTCTACTGCTGCGGCGCGGCGGGCAATGGCATCCAGTGGGTAATTTCGCTACTTTGGAATTGCGCCTGTAATTCGCTCTTGATGAACCAGGCTGGCCCCTGACGCTTGCTTTCACTCCACCATCCCCAATAGTCGCCGTCCGCTTCTGGCATCCGCTCGCTGCACGGAATCCATTCAGTTGTAAACTCCGGGTTTACAGGTGCTGCGTGCATGGCGGCGCGGCAGGAGGACACTATTTGTGACGCGGTTTTATCGCTCATGTAATGGCAGTCACCACAGCTCCACCAGATCATTTGGAGTTGCTTCTTTAACGCATCTTCATCAGGCACCGCGACGGGCGGCGCTGGCGTGGCTGCGTAGAGCGGTGTTGAATGAATACTGGTTATATCTTCCGCACTAGCGACATAATCGCCATCTTGAGTCAGGCGATCCCCGGTTCGGGCATGAACTATCCAGGCTATAGGTTCTTGCGGCTCAATCCGCGCCTCCAGCTCGGCGATGCGCTGCTCCAGCGCGACCAGTACGGCAGATATTGCCGGGCCGTAGCTCCATTGCCTGCCAGCTGGCCCGGACATCGCCGTCTGCAGTTCGGCTTTGGCTTTTTCAATTTTCACCCTGCGTCCTCCGTTGCTGACTCACCCGGTAATTTCGCATTCGCTTTGGCGAGCATTTTTTCCATGTTCATGAAGATCCCACGCAGGCGCTGAATCTCCGAATCGTGGGCCAGCCGATAGCTAGCCTCGTTGATCGCTCTGGTAAGTTGATTCACTGTTGCATCAGCGGAAAGCCCCAGCACCTCAGCCAGTTCGGCCTGCGCCCTGTTGAGGCTTTCGGCCTGCCGCTCCATGCTTTCACGGTGCCAGCGCGCTTCCTGCTCAGTCTGCTGGAATACTTCTGCCCGGCGCTTTTCCTGCTGTTCAATAGCCGATTCGAGTCGGTTTTTTGCGCTGTAGGCTTGCGAGACCAGCCTGGCGATCTCTTCCCCATGCCGCCGGGCCAGCCGGTTTTCATGGACGTAAACCGGAGCGCTGCGCATAGATAACCGGGTGCGCTCAGTTTCACGGCGGATCCCGTCGATGACCAGTTTCACCCAGGCATCACGGGGCAGCGTGTCGATCGGGCGCATAGTTGGTCCTTTCACCGTATACCAGCCGCCTTCCTTGCGAACCATCAGCCCGCAGCCTTCAGGGATATCGGTCTTTTTAAGCATCCCATCGGGCACAGCGAAGACCACGGCGCTGGCGTACGCAAAATACTTTGTAAATTTACCGGCGATCACATCAGCGCGGAAATCTGAAACGGAAACTTTTACCTCATAGACCACCGGACAGAACTTGCTGAATGAGCAAGGCAGCGCGTAGACGTCCGGGCGCGCGGTACCGCTTGGGCCCAGCTGCATGTCTTCCCAGACAATACGAGCGGTGTTCTGGCGCAGATGCTCAGCCAGATCGTGAGCCAGTGCATTATGACCCCATTTCATGGCTGTACCTCCCCGGCGCGCAGCTTCCTGGCGATGCTCAGCAGGTCTTCCCGAATACAAAGCCCATTTTCCTGTGGATCATCGCTTCCGCTGGTGACCACCAGCGGATGATAGGATGCCGCCGCCGTCTCAACGCCCTGCGCTTTAAGCTCGCTTACCGCTGCAGCTGTCGCTGGCTGGCGCAGAACCTCCAGCGCGTCATACAGCAGCGCAGATGCCGGGTTCAGAGATCTCTGCACCGGCTTGATGCCGCTGGCGCTGTACTGCCAGACCAGCTGACCGATGATTTCGGCGCGGGCAACGTTGTCTGCTGTCAGCGCGTCACGCTGTTTGGCTGTTTCGCGCAGCGCCGCTGTGGTGCAATCCAGCCGTTCGGCCAGGCGAGACATCATTTTGGCGATGTCGATGATCGGCGTGTCGCTGCTCAGCGCCTTCGCAAACTCATGTCCAACCGCCACCAGCTCTTTGTTGTTCAGTGATTCACTCATACCCGTGCACTCCCAAAAATTTTATGAATTTCGTAGCCCTGCCAGTTCTGGCGACATACTTCGGCCACCGACGGCGCAACTGTTTTTGCTGGCGCTGGCGGCGCAGCTGGTTTAGGCCGCTTGATGTTCGCTTTCCCGTCAGGCAGCAGGGTAAATACCGGGTGATGCGGCTCGCCTGTACGGCGAACAACAGAGCGTCGGATCAGGTGCAGCAGCAGGTTGTGAGCTTTTTTGCAGTCGCATCTCAGCAGCGCCTGCACCTGGCGCGGCGTGATGGTCTGATGTTCGCGCAGGTAATCGACGATCGCCCAGAGTGATTTGCTGGCCATGATCACGCCCTCCCCCCTTTGAGACCGAACTTCTCCCGGATCTCCTGCACCCTTGCCATGTTCTGCTCGCGCGTCAGCGGTTTACCGCCCAGCACAGGGAGACGCGCAACCGGTTCGGGAAGCTCTTCACCGTGACGGATACGCTTGATTATCTTCGCCAGCTCATCACCTGCTTTGCGATTTAACTCCATATCGCTGAGGCCCGCAGAACGCATCTGCTGGTACAGCGTGGTAACCAGCCAGTAACAGGCCCGGAATTTCACGGTGTGAGGCGTGATGCCATGATCCGGCCATGGGTAGGACTCGGCGTCGTGGTAGCGGCTCCGGTTGCGGCAGTATTCGTACACCAGCGAAACGAGTTCATTCTGATCAGGTAGCCCGAGAGCGGTACTGTCCTCTGCTTTGCACCAGGCAACAAACTGTCCTGGTGATGGCAAGAATGGTTTTTCCTGGCGGCGGGCCGCGCGCATACCGGCGTTGATTTGCTCTAGGGTGGTGATCCCGTTTTCTTTGAAGGCAAACAGCCACTGGCGGCGCATCTCGTCCAGGTCGTCCTGGCTTTTGCTGGCCAGCAGAGGGAACGTGGCGCGCAGCTGTCGGAACAGCTCATTAAAAACCTCTGCCGTTTTTGCCATCTGCTGCCGTGGCAGCTCATCCTGCACCTCTGGCAAACCGTGAGCCATACGGCGCATGTTTTCGCGATCGAAATCGTGCATACGTTCAGCAATGTTTTTCATCAGAGCACTCCGTTAATCCAGTCAGTGTTGTCCAGCGCGCCTGTGCCAGCTTTGGATTGCGCTTGCCCCGGGTTACGCTGACGCTGGAGGCTCAGCGTGTCCCACTTGGCGCGGAGCTTTGCAGGCGAAAGGATGTTCGTATGCCAGAACGCATCTTTGCTGGCCCACAGGAAGAGCTCGCAGATCTCGCGATGGCTACGTCCGTCGAGATCGCGCATCAGGCGTACGTCGTTAGCCCAGGCAGCCAGAACAGGTTTCCTTGAGAAGGGTTTAACTTTTTCGAGCAGAGCGAGGATCCACTCAGCACATTGCTGGTCTGCTGCTGTACCCCACTTGGTGAAATTGGGGGTGTAAATCACTGCATCAGGGTGAGCTGATAAAAACGCCTTCAGGCGGTCGTCTGAGGATTCGCCAGAATTCTCTGACGATGATCTTTTAATATTGTTATTGTTATAGTCTTGGGTGGCTACCGTTTCCGGGAAGGTTTTTCCCGATTTCGGGAAGGTTTTTCCCGTTTTCGGGAAGACTTTTCCCGTTTTCGGTTTGTCTAAAATCCAGGCAGAAAGGTCAGTATTTATACCGACAATTTTCATCACGCCCTGCTTGTTACTGAAGATAATTCCACGCTCAGCCAGAGAGCTGATCGCATCAGAAACATGGGTATCTGCCAGCCCGGTCAGGCCAGAAATTACGGTATTCGTAACCCGGTCCTGCTTCTTATTCCATCCGTAGGTCAGCCAGATCACTGCTTCCAGGCACTGCCATTCACGCCCTGACATGCGCAGGCGCGGCTTCAGTTTCTGAATCTCGTTGGCGATCCTGGTGTACCCGTTGGACAGGTCGGCCATAGGACCTCCTGCATGCTCGGTTTTCAACGGAAAATTGATAACTTTAGCCATGTTTGGCATACTGATCTCCGCAATTACACTCAGTTTTTGCACCCGAAAGCCGTTGGTGTTCGAGCACCGCGGCTTTCACCATTTTCAGACCTGTCATACACCCCCCAGCATTGTCGTTACCATTGCCATCAGCGGCCCGGCCAGATCCGGCTCAAGGCGAAACATCGATACTATGCCCTCGCTCATCTCCTTAAGTTTTTGGTGCCTAGGCGCGTCCAGCATCACCGCGCGCTTTGCCTCGGCCACTTCCTTCTCGGCATGTGCCAGCCGCGTCAGCTTGCAGTCACCACCCACCAGAGCACCGCGATGCTCGAGCGGCAGAACGGCCAGAATTGCAGGCATGAGCTGACGAACCCGTTCCCGGCAGTCTTCGGTATCGAAACGGTTATCGAGCCAGCGGAACAATTTCTGCCGGGCGCGGCTGATATCTGCCGGAAACTCGATACCCTCCCCGCCGCAGCTGCGCCACTGATCCACGATGTGAGCAGCAACGACATCCTGCCCGGCAACCGCTGCCCAGGCGCGGACAGCGTCGCGGATATCGACATGGTTCGGCTCTTTGACTTGAGAGCGATTTATCATCGCTGACTGAGAAAAAGAGGTACTCTGTTGAAAAGTAAGTGTTTGCATGATTAAGCCTCTTGCCGTGGCAAACCATCTGTTGGGTTGGGGTAAATATCAGGACGAAGCTCGTGGGGAGTTACCCCCGTTAGGTCGAAAATTGCCATTACGCGATCGACTGGTACTACGCCACTAGAACGGGTGCGCCATAGACTTATAGTCATAGGCGAAACGCCTAGTCCACGTGCCAGTGCTGACGCCGAGCCTGCTTCTGCAATCGCTTTTTGAAGGGAATCCATAAAACCTCCGTGAGAGTTCAACGGAGTAAATTAAACAACAAGTTTAAATTACCGTCAATTAATTTCAACCTGTTGTTTATTTCGATATTTAAACAAACTGTTTATAATGTTGATATGAAAGAAGAAACCATTAAAGATTCAGCGCTATCAGATCGGCTCACAAAAATCCTCAAAGCCAAGAAGATGTCCAAATCTGAACTGGCCAGACAGGTTGGCGTGTCGCCGCAAGCAGTTAATAACTGGTTCACTCGTGGGGAACTAGGGAGAGAGTCTGCGCAACGCATAGCAGATGCGTTAAAGGTTTCGATAGACTGGCTGCTCAAAGGGGATCCGGACGACATCCTTACTGTTGAGCAAATCCGCTTGAACAGATTCAAACATTATTTCGCAGCAGGTTTGCCAGAGAGCGATAGCCCAACGGAGAAGCAGCGTCTTCAAGACATCAATGACGGTAAACAGATCATTACAGATAACATTGCCCGAATGATAGAAGCTGATTATAACTTGCCCTATGGCGCACTTGATTATGATCCCTTTTATACGCCTTCAAATCCTCTGGAAAGTCTTTCAGAGCAAGAAGTTGAACTCTTGCACTTATTCAGACAGATGCCAAAATCGGCTCAGCGTGAGATGCTCGTAATGTTTAACAGTCGTGTTAGTGAGTACGCAGCTCTGTTTGCAGAAATGCTTGAGACAAAGAAAGCGAAGTAAACCAGCCCATTTTTTTAAACCGGCCATGTGCCGGTTTTTTTATGCCCATCTCTTTTTTTAAACTTCTTGTTGAAAACAAACTTGACCTTAATTTAAACCTGTTGTTTAATTCACTCATCAACAACGCGCTTCGTTGCTCCGATAAACGTTCTGACGCCGGGAAAGACCGGGAGGATGAGATGGCAACTACCAATCAGGCAGTACCAAACAGCGGGAAAGCAGTGGTGATGCGCAACCAGCGCACCGGCGCAGCATGGCTCGTTTCTTTTAACTACACCGATGGCACTTACTGGCATGAACCGCAGGGCAACCTGCGTCACATTCGCCGCCCGTATGCCGCCCGCAACATTGAGCCGCATC